TGGGGGTTTGTAGGTGAAAACTTTGCATTAATAAAAGATTTAGAACGCAGAGGTAAAGATTATTATTTTGCTGATATGCCATACTTTGGTAGATGGAATGGTGATAATAATGCTGAACATTATTGGCGTATCTCAAAAAATGAATTACATCCGACTGTGCATTATCATAGAAGTCCAGATAGGTTTGATAAATTTAAGATAAAAATTGATGAATGGAAAAATAATGGCAAACATATTTTAGTATGTCCATCTTCACCTACTATGAACAAGTATTATGATCATCCAAATTGGACTCAAGACACAGTTGCAAAATTACAACAATATACAGATAGACCAATTATTGTTAGAGAGAAACCTAGGGCAAGTGGAACAAGTGGTCCACGTGCAATTGAATTAGGTGGACTAAAACCATTTGTAGAACAAGTCAAAGATGCGTGGGCGGTAGTTACATCTGTTAGTATGTGTGCCATAGAAGCAGTATGCATGGGCATTCCTGTTTACACATCAAAATATTCTCCTATTCATCAATTAGGGCATCATGATTTAAGTAAAATCGAATCACCTATATATCCATCTAGAGAACCAATTTTACATAGTTTGGCTTATTGTCAATTTACACCTGAAGAATTTGCTAACGGAACTGCAAAAAAAATTTTAGAACCTTATAAATGACTTGGGCAAGTTTAGGATTATATTTGTGGTTGTTTGTATATCCAATGGGACAACCAATGAACGAGACTGCTATATTTGATCGTACATGGTGGACATTTGATAATATGTCTGATTGTGAAGATTGGGCAGATAACACAGATTACATCTATCGTTGGTTATACAACCATCCTGATTATGATTGGATTTTTGCAATGTGCTTTGATGCTAATAATAAAGGTGAAAGAACTTATATTTTACCAATCTATAGTGTAAATTCAGGTGATCAACCAAACGAGGCTTTTAATTTTATTTCTGAATTTGAACGTGCAATGGTTGAAAGAGTTATACCTGAATCATTTAATATACCTATCGACCAAATACCTAAGAAAAAAGTTATTGTTAAATCTGATTTAGATAATTAATTTTCTTGTACACGCCACATTTGGCCGTGTCCACGTGCAAATTCTCCAATAATATTTACACTTCGTCGCCACTGTGTTGGGTTTATACGTTTCGATACACTATGGATTGCGTGTTGTACATTGCAAAACATTACAAAAGTATTTCTTTTATATGGTGCTGTTGTTACAACATCACCAACATTTTTATCATATACTTGTCGTCCTGCTTTTTTATCTACTTCGTGTATCGTTTCTTTTTGTTCATGAACTTGAAATTCACCACCTGTACCTGTGTCATCTTCGTGTGGCATATACAATAGTCCAGCATATATCTCCATTGGATTGTCTAAATGTGGAGTTCTTGTAGTTTTTTCTGTAATAGGTTTGTGCATTACAAGTTGACAATCTGTCCATAAATGTATATCTTTCGTTGCCCAACCTCTAGCACCTAGATCATTTTCTGTAAATTTTTGATGTAATTTACTAGGAATCCATGGTTCAAATAGTCTATTTACATTGTTAAACCACTCAGCAGAAGTGTGATATCGTGTAAATTCACGCCATATTTCCGGTTTAAACGTCTCCTGTAGCAGTTTATCTGCTTTATACCTATAACATATACCCTCATCAAATGGTTCTGTTGATAATACAGCATTCTCTGGAAAGGTACGTTCTAATTCTTCGTATATGTCCCATGGTAGAGCATCTTCTATTAATATATGTGGATATGGGGTTGTATGTACTATGGGTCCTTTTTGTAGTAAATTATATTTGCTCATTAGTATTGATTTGCTATATCCTGCATAAATGTTTTTGCACCCAATTGTTTTAATAAAGTATCTGGATCAGTACTTTCATATGGGTCTTCGTCAGCACCAGTATCATTTCTTCCAGGTTCTTCATTCCATTTTTCAACAACACCATTGTTACATACCATCGAATATCGCCAACTTCTTTCACCAAATCCAAGATGATCTTTGCTTATTAGCATACCCATTTGTTTTGTAAATGATCCATTACCATCTGGAATCATTTTTACATTTTTAATTCCTTGGTTTTTTGCCCAAGCATTCATTACAAATGAATCATTTACTGAAATACAATATACTTCATCTACAAAAGATCTTAATTTCTCATAGTTTTCTTCATAAGCAGGTAATTGTTTTTCAGAGCAAGTTGGTGTAAATGCACCTGGTACACCAAATACAATTACTTTTTTATTAGCAAATATATCAACTGTTGAAACATCAGCCCAACCAAATTCTCCATTTTCATCCGGTGCTCGAATTTTAAATTTTACTACCGGAACCATAACGCCTTCTCTCATATTAATCTTTCCACCATTCTTCAAAAGGAAAAACCACCCAACATGGATTTTCTTTTTTGTTTATTGTAATGCCGTAATAGTCAACTGTAAACACATTATTTACGTTTTGAACTAAGGCACACGTTTTTATATTTGCTTTAGGATATGCTTTTGAAATATCATCGTGTATTTTTTTAAATGTATCGCCTTCATCACAAATGTCATCTACAATTATTATATATTTTTTACCATTTTTAATTTGCCAATGACTAGGTAATTTCCAATTAGTTTCCCAATTTGGGTGATCACGAATTGATCCTTTAAATGGAACAAATGGAGTATCATAGTAATGACTTAACATTACACCAATTGGCAATCCTCCTCTTGATACACCAACAATAACATCAGGTAAAAAATGATCTTTAGTTATTTGTCGTATAATATCGTTTTGTAATTTTAATTGTTCTTTGTATGTGATTACAAGTTTTTCAGTCATTTTATGTCTGCATCTTCCATACCTGCTACTCGTAATTTAGTAATATTTGTAATTTGCCATTGTTTTTGATCAAGACCTTTAAGTATGCCCAACCATTTATTACGTAACAATGCCCACATATTAACTAATGCTTCATAATCACAAACCTCATCTTCACCATCAACATATTTTTCTACATCACGTGATGACAAGGCACGTTGATAATTTTCTAAATATTTTTTATAATGTTTAGTTCGTAGTTTGCGTAATTCTCGATTAAGATGAGTTAAAACGGCTTCAATTTCTTGTAGTTGATTAAATCGTTGTTCAACGATGCCTGGCAAAGTTGAAGCGGCCCTTTCCAATCGTCCATGAAGACTAACTTCTTTTCTTGCTTGTGTTAATTCGTTTTCGTAGTATGTAATTGCGTGTGGTATGTTTGATACAGAATTAACTATTTCGCTAAACCAATTAGTGCCATTCATTGTCTTCTTCCTCATCGTAGTCGTCTGTGTACTCTTCTAACACGTTATCAATCGCATGAAATAAAACATCATCGTCTATTTCTTTTTTTACTTGCATTAATGTTTCTTCAGTTACACTATTTTCGATTAGGAAGTTAACAAATTTCATAGCCACTTCAGGTTTTTCTTTTGGAATTTTATTTTCAAAAATACTCCAAAGTTCTGCTATACCATCTGCTCCGATATTATCCAAAATTATTCTCCTTTTTTGGTCGTTTTACTTACCTCTAAAGGATCATTTTCTGTAGTTTTCTCAACTACATTGATTCCAGATATTTCCTTCATAATCAGTTCAAGTTTATCTCCTGTCCATTGTTTACGAAAATTTATATGTTCTACATTTTTACTATCAATATATTTTAAACGATTTCCTTGTTGTTTTAATAATCCTTTTTTCTCAAATAGGTCAACTAATCCACTATATGGGTCCATACCAGTTTCATAAGGTATTTTAACTTGTACTGCTTCAAATGGTTTAGAATATCTAGTTTTCATAACTTTACAAGCCGCTCTAATACCACGAATATCTGTAATTTTATTACCTGCTTCGTCTTCTTTTAATTTTAATTTTTTTATTGCAATTACAATTGAACTTGCATAGATAAATCCTGCTCCACCTGATATTTTATCATCTGGATCAAACATATCTTGTGATGCATACGTATGGTTAGTTGCTACCATACCAATGTTATGAGCACCAATCATATTAACTGTATTGCGTACAAGTGCTGTAAGTGCCTTAGGTTTTCTACCTAAATCACCCTTCATATCACCTTTGTCGAATTGATCAACATCAGTCGGTGTTAATAACATACCCAAACTGTCAATTACAAATAGTATTTTGGGTTTTTCTTCTGCATCAGCATAATCCGCCTTATAACTTTTCATAAATGTGCTTATAGTTCTTGCAACATCATCGACCATACTTAATGATAATTTTAATAATTTTTCTGGTGACGTATCAACACCAAGTGCTCGTAACCATTTTTCATCAAGTGCATTTTCTGAATCAATTAGTACAACAAAGATGCCTTGTTTTTGTGCATTACGAACAACATTTCCTGATGCAATGTATGATTTACCAGATGCAGGCTCACCAGCAAAAACTGTTACTTTACCTAATGGTATGCCCTTGTAAAAATCACCAGACACCAAATAGTTTAAAGCATAATTTCCAGTTGATATCCAGTCTGTGGGATCGTTAAAACCGATCCCCAGACCATCAATACTTTTAGTGATATCTTTTCGAAACTTTGAAATATCAAATGGTTTAACCATATTATTTCTTTTGTCTCGCTCTAATCATAGCCAGTATTTCTTCTGCTTTATTTTCCGTTGCTGGTTTAGTAGCAGGTTCTGGAGCAGGTTCTGGAGCAGGTTCAAGTACTGGTTTACCATTTACTTCTCCTTTATGCAATGCCTGTACCGCTGGTGCTGGTTGTGGTGCAGTTGCAACTGGGTCACCTGTTTTTTGTGCCATGCCAGCCGGTCTAAAATATTGACTCCATTTATCTGGATCATATGGTTGACCATCTACAGATGCTTCAAACATTTGCTTCATTACTTTTTGCTCTACTTCACCTGGTTTCTTTGGTAAAAAGTCACCTAAGTTGTGCAATCCGTGTGTATCAATTGCTTGTTTTTGATCACCTGTTAATTCTGATTCTTTTCTAGACCATTTAGATGTTGAATAATCAGCATAACCACCTTTAGAAGTTTTGTTAATTCTAAAGTCTACACCTTTATCATAGTCAGTCGGCAAGTTCTCCATTTCTGGATCTAACAATGCACCTCTAATAATGTTAAAGATTTGTGGTCCAATTATAAATCGTCTAATTGGATTTTCTGGTTTGGTTTCTTCTGCTAATGGGGATTCGTTTACAAATCCTTGGAAAATATAAGAACGTTTCTTCCAATATTTTCTACCCATGTCTTCTAATGATTTGTCTTTAAACCATTGTCTTACTTCTGCAAGTATTGAACACGGATCTCCCCACATTTCCATACAAGGTACTTGTACTTGTACAGATCCTGTAGATTCACCTTTTACACTATTAAACGGTAATTTGATCATTGCTCTTTCCACCCAGAAAAAAGTGTTGTTTGAATCTTTATCTGGTAAAAATCGTAGAACAGCCTCTGTGCCTTCTGCGATATTCCAATGTGGGTAAATTGCGTTGTCACCTACAAATCCTGTAGATGTTCTTGTATCTTGTGCTTTTAGTTTAGCACGAATTTCTGCTAATGTTGCCATAGTTGAGCCTCCTTATTTTGCCTGTTTAGCCTATTAGTAATATATTAATATAATACTATATTGTAGTTATAAGGTCAACTATTTTTTTTCTTTTTTATAAAGATATGGTTCTTTGGCGTTTTTGGGTTTTTTTGAACCTAATCCAATTTTATATTTTCTATCATCATCTTTGTATTTTGGTATTGGATCTTTGCCAACTTGTGCTAACGAATATTCATCAGTGTTAACACCTGCTAATTCTTTAATTCTATCAAGGTCATTTTCTTTTTTAAGTTTGTGTCTGCTTTTAATAGGTTTGCGAAGTCTTTTACGACTTGATCCTCTAAACTCAAAATCTTCCATTGCATCCATAACTTCTGGATCAGTGTCAAAACCTTTATGTGTAAAACCAGTATAATTGGTAATAAAATCACTTATGAATTCTTCTGTTCGTTCATAATCACCTAAATATTCTTGTGGTACATTAACTATAATAGATTTAGGTAAATCAAGTCCTTCAGGTCCTTTGCCTGTTGCAGACTCTGTGTCCCATTTAATATTTCTTACTTGAAATACTTGATCTTCTTTAACTGTATCTTCTTCCCATTTTGGCTTACCAGTTTCTGGATCTGTAACAACTTTGCGTTGTCGTTCTGGACGAGTAAGTTCCATATGCAATTGATCTGTAATCCATTGTGCTGGATCACCAGTTCTTGCTTTTGCTGTACCGTATGGCATTTCACCTGAGTCCCAATACATATTAAATAGTGCTTCATAAAATTCTTCGTGGTCTAAAATATCAAAGTCTGGGTCTGTTTTAAATGCGTTAACTTCTTGTGGAAATTGTTGTAGTACATCATGTATTGATTGAGGACCTTGTTCTTTAATTGTACTTTCTAATTTTACTAAATCTCCAATTCTAATACCAGTACTTTCCTTAGATCCTTTTGATCTATCCCAATGATGCTTATAATCTTTATGCCAACCAGGCTTATTCTTATGCTGAACTACTAGGTACCCAGGATCACTTCCGTTAGCTCCTCTTGGTGCTTTTACTATGTCAGTCATTGATGTATCAATGTCTAACTTACCACCTGGACTTTTAGGATCAGCAATGGTTACGTTAGTTCCATTTATTCTTGTAATTTTTCCAAATCTTCCGTCTAGAGGTTTTTGTTCTTTAACTGTGTCTTCTTTTGCATCACCATATGCATCTGGACTTAATCCAGCACCTTTATCGTAATAATTTTTTATGAATACTTCCATATATTTTTTAACTAATGGTCTTGCATCTGCCTCTGGACCTTTTTCTTGTGCTAACATATACAAGTCA